CTTCGCCCTGCACCTGGCCCTGCACTTCGCCCCGCACTTCGCCCCGCACCTGGCAGATGTCGTATTCTGGATTTCGCCAATCCAATGATCTCGAAGCGCTTAGTCTCATTCCCGACTTGGCCCCGAAGGTCACCAGATATTTGTCGATTAGCAGTGCATAATTACCCCTGAATCCACGTCTCGAAAATCGCCTTATGTACCCCTTTGTTTCCAGAGATTCCAAAATGTGGCGGGCTTCTCTGTTCGTGATGTCACCTGCTCCACACGCCGAAGCGAGCGCCTTCGCGCTGCCGAACCAAATTCCTGTAGCCTTGTCAGCCTTCAGAATCATCAGGTCATGAGCTCCGTATTCGAGTAACGTGAGCCGTCCGTCCTGCAGGTGTTCAAGAACACCTCGCCGCTTCTGGACGTAGTTTCCGTTCATGCCGCGGCAATCTCGTTCTTCCTCGGCGGCCACGCTTTACGTGGCTCGCCTGGGCGGCAACCTCGGTGCCCCTTTTTAATTTTGGCAGGCAACAATTCCTCCGGGATTGCTGCCGTCTTTAGGTTTCGGGCGCCTCTGGTCCAATCGTGAGAGCGCGAACTCCAGCAACACCGAGCGCAAAAACAACACACGTGCGCCAATGCGGACCGCAGGAAGCTGTCGGGTTTTTACCAACACGTCGAGCGATGCCGGTGAAATTCCTAGTTGGAAGGCCGCGGCCGCCCGATTGATTAACAGCGGCGGGTCTTTCTGCTTCGTTTTCCTCATGTGCCGTATGCTCCCATGAGGCGCCGCCATGTAGAAGGTCACGAAATCGATAAAATGGGGGATTCTAAAGGACTTAGCAAATTACTTTTCTGATCTTTGGAGCTCTTTCCGCATCGCATCGCAACTCTCGGCGTTGTTGCGTTCGAACCGTCTCATCCTTCTCAGCAGATCATCTGCGCTGATTTGCTCTGGCAGCGGCGCGCTTAGGGCAACATAGGCGGCGCGCACGATGGCGGCCAAGTCCTTGCCCTTGAGGATGGCTCGAGCCTTCCACTCCACGTATTCGCGAATGAGAAACAAGAAAGTTAAATCCTCACGCCCAAGTCGTTTTGTGTTGGCAAGCCGCGGCAGATATTTCAACCTCCTTCTCACATGATCGAGCCTCTGTCTTTTGCGCGCGAGGTCGTGCCAGTCATCGGCAGCATCGGAACGCAAAAAGCGCCAGAAGTCCTCGATAGTTTCACCTTTCCCCGGTATCCAACTCTTTGGCGAGGCGGCGTCGATCTCATTGGAGCATCGTCGGTCCTCCTTGCGCAAATCAGCCGCTAGGTCTTTCATGCGGACCTTGCGATCACGATTGAAACATTGCGAGTCATGCACGTAAGCTGTCGCCCATGCACCGACCTTGACGAAACTACACCTCGGAATGAAGTACTTCCATAGCCTCTCGGCTTCGGGATCATCTTTTAAAGCGGTGCGAAACTTCTTCAGCCAATCGGGCGGCCAACCACCCGGAAATGGGTGCCACGCTTCTTTGCCAGGCGTACTGAGCCGTTGTACCCTGCGAACCATCACAAGACAGTTCCTTTCGTTGCCCCGGCTTGCCCCGGGTCGCGTCGGGGCTTTTGGTATCTTCCGTGCAGATTGTTTCACTTGCAGATTAACGCCCGTCGAGGCTATTGTGCCGACTCCTATGGCGACCGAAATTCTACCGCAGGCCGCAATCTACGGTCGCGTCAGTACCCTCGCAAACCAGAGCACAGAAATGCAGGTTCGGGATCTCCGCCAACTCGCGGCGCGTCGCGGTTTTGAAGTTCTGCACGAATACCTCGATGAAGGATTCAGCGGGGCGAAGAGCTCGCGGCCGGCACTCGATGAAATGATGGCGGATGCCAAGCGGGGAAAGTTCCGCGTGCTGCTGGTTTGGAAGCTGGACCGGCTCGGGCGATCGTTGGCGCACCTGATCCGGCTGCTCGAAGATTTGCGTGCCTGCAACGTCGAGCTTGTTTCATTCTCCGAAGGGTTGGACTTCACTACCGCGACGGGGAAGCTGCTCTATCAAATGCTTTCGGCCTTTGCCGAGTTTGAACGTGACTGCATCCGCGAACGGGTCAGGTCCGGCCTAAGGAATGCCAAGGCCAAAGGGAAACGGCTTGGCAGGCCGCGCGTTGCCCTAGATGCCTCGACAGTGGCCCGGCTTCGCGCACAGGGGCGGTCCTGGCGCGCCGTTGCGCTCGACTTGGGGACGAATACCGCGACCGCCAGACGGGCCGTTCTAGGCCGTGACAAAAACCTGCGTAAATCTAAGCCTCTAACCCTTTACACTGCGCCAGCCGATTAGGCATGTCGGGCTGTGACACAAACAGATGTTAGCGTCACTTCCCGCATTGGTTGTGGCAATGCCAGGCTTGTAGTCAGAAACGATCCGGAATCGGATTGCGATTTATGATTTGCGACATCGGGTCCCCGTCGAAAATCCCGCGCCGTTGGCCCCGCGGTGGCGGCGAGGGCACCACATCGCTCCACCATTTCCCGCACGAGGCGCAGCCCGTGGAGCGCCCCCGACGGGTGAGCGGCTTGAATTCGCAATAGGGGCACGCCTCGGTCTTGTCGTTAGTCGCCGGCTTGGTCAGCGTGGATTGCGCGACCTCTTCGCTCGCCGCCTGAAGTTTCGCAAGTTCTTCCGCGGTCAGCAGGCGCACGCACTTATTCGACAGGTAATTCAAAGCTTGCGTGCACGCGTCAACTTGATCGTCATGCGCCCCAGCAGGAAATTGTGCGGCCTCTTCGATGAACGCGGCAGCCCACGGAGCATCGGCGGGCAAATACACGTTGTGCGCCTCGACGAAAGCCGAAACCGCGTGCGCCCGCGCCTCTTTGCCGCCCTCGGGCTGCACGGGAATCAGGCCCGGGATCTCGTTCTTAAGGGTATCAATGACGGCGCTTCCGTTGGCTTTGTCCTCGACCAGCTTGCGGGTCGCCTGTGGCCATTTGATAGTCACTTGGCGCATGACTTCGAGGGTGCGCATGAAGGACATTCGGTCCCGCACCTGGTCGAGCAGGTATCGGCCGGCGCCGAGGATTCCCCAAACCTGGCCTACCACGAAGTCGCTGGACCGCGTGTCTTTGAAAGACATGTCCCAGCTCTGGATCACTTCGGTAAACTTCGTGAGCATCTCCGCCGTTTTGATTCGCTGCCAATCGTCGCGCTTGAAGATTCCGCCGCCGAGAGGTGAAGGCCGTTGCTGATAGAGCGCTTCCCACTGGTACGACGAGGTTGCGCCGCCGTCGCGGGTGGCTAGTAGTGATTCTAGCGAATGCCGCTCGACGCTAAGCGGCTCGCCCACCAGCCGATGGGGCGGTTCGTCTTCCTCAGCGATGGCTCGGAAGTTGACCAATTCCCAGCGGCCCGGTTGTTTCTCAAGCAGCCGGCCGATCGGGTCGTCCAAATGCCAGCGCGTGGCCATGATGATGACGCCACCGCCTTCCTGAAGGCGCGTCATGGCGGTCGACGTGAGCCAGTTCCACACGGATTCGCGAGTGTTCTCCGAGGTGGCTTCGGCAAAGTCCTTGATCGGGTCATCGACAATCAGCAGGTCCGCGGGCTCGCCAGTAATGCCGCCGCCCACGCCCGCGGCGCGATACCGGCCGCGACGTCCAACGACTTGGAACAGGCCCACGGCGCGTCTGGCTTCTCCAACTTTCGCGTATTCGCCCACGATCCGCGTCTCGGGAAAAATGTCGTGATACTGCTTGGTATCCATGATGTGCTGCACGTCATTTGAAAAATCGAAAGCGCGGTCCGCACTGTAGCTTGTGGCGATCACCTTCAAGTCAGGATTTCGTCCGAGGGCGAATGCAGGAAGGCGACGGCTCACTAGTTCCGACTTGCCGTGCTGGGGTGGCGCCGTAAGGATCAGGCGCGGGGAGCGCTTCGCTTGGATGTCGGCGAGGAAGAAATCGAGCCGTTCAGCTACGACCCGGTGAAACCAGCCCGCACGGTATTCGGAGAAGGTGCGCTCGGTGAAGTGCAGCAGCCGCCGGCGAGCCCACTCATCCCGGATTTCGTCCCGCGTCGCCACCTTCGGCATGGGCCTTCTCGACGAGTTCTTCGAGCTGGGCAAGCTCGGCATCGCTAAGCTTTCTGAGGTCGACTCGCTCATGTTGGATCGGGCCGCCGTCGGCACCCGTTAGCTCGTGTCGGTCGCTCTGCCCGAGCCACTGTTTGCCGAGCCAGACAAGCATAGTGGGGTTTCCCTGCGAGGCCAATTGCCATTGCTTGTGCCGTAGCGAAATGAAACCCTTCCGCCTCTTTTGTCGAAAATAGTCCGCAAATCGCATGTGCCATTGCTTTTGGACGGCCCTTTCGATGGTGTCTTCCGAAACGTCGTAATGCAGCGCGATCTCCGCCAACGTGCACTGAACCGCGCACAAGGCGTCGAATTCTTTCCAGTCGATGTTGAGTGGTTTGGGACCGCACTTCGCCATGTTTCCCTACCTTCGGGACTCGCGCCGATCAGTTCGCAACGGCCCGCTCCTACTCTTTGAGTTACCACGAGAGCCGCAAACCAATCGCGGATCTTCAGCTCAACGTCGCGGATTCGCCAACCTTCGCGGGTACGGGCTGCGGGGATCGAAAGTATGCGGTCTGAAGCGTATGGCTCCGCGAACGCGGCCAGGCTCGTGATCCAACCAGAATCGGTCACAAGCATCGCTGTAGGCGCAACTTCCCACAAGCGGACTTCTCGCCCTGCTAACTGGCGGGTTGCCCGTGATCCAGGACCTGGCCGATTATTTGGGCTAAAATCGACATCGGTTCCGCTCGAACCAAGTCCGGCTGGCTGAGGTCTTGCGGCAAATCGGTCTACAGCCGCTTGGCGGGTTATGAGGACCTCAACGACGCCGAACGACTGGCAGCGGACCCGACGTTCCGATTGATCAGTTCGCAAAGGATCTGCTACCACCCGCTGTTTCTGTTCAAACGGGATTCTCTTCCGCTGATTGCGAGGCTACTAATTACGGATTTCGTTTCAACCTTCAAATGCCAAATCGTCGGACGCACTCCTAGGCGATACTCGAGTTACACGAAACGTTATTAGGGGGTGGAATTATTTGCCGTTGCGCCGGACGGGGCTAGTTGCTCAGGCGCGAGAGTGCCGTGTTTACGAACAGCCTGGTGAGATCGTCGGAATCACGGTAGTAACGCAGATCCATGACGATGCCGACATCTCCCTTCCGAGCGGTCACTATATTTATAAGATCGACCCACGCTTCGTCACCCGCACCCGCGTAGGGCGATATCGGAAACAGATGCGCGGTGATTTCAGCTTTGGTGTACTTCTGGTTGATCATGCTCTGGTGTAGGGCCGCGTAAGTGTCGGTCTTTAGTTTTACGAGTTCCCGGCCGCCCGTCCAGTATGCTTCCGTCCTCACCATCTGGCGCGGCAGGTCCCCTTTATACATACAACCGGTTGCGTCGGGGATCACGTGAGTGAAACTGTTACCGAGCACTTG